GCGAACACCCTAGCAATAAGCTCTAAACGACCCTGAGCATTTGTTAAAGCTGCGTTGGCTGCTCCCTGAGTAACATGTGACTTAAGAACATCTGCCGATAATCCCTGCGTTTGAGGATTTACACCGGTTCGTCCAGATTTAATTTCTTCCCAATACTGCAACATGCGGAAAGCTTCTGGCTGTAGTGCCGGTGTCTGAATAGGCTGGAGAGCGTTTGGACTTCTGGTTCTGACAATGCCTCCGGGCCGGTTTGTTAGCAGATCGTCTACATTAACCTGACCTTCTACAATTTGGAACCTGCCGTTATTTGCAAGGTACATGTTATCCAAAAGATTACGGGTCAAAGTAGACCTGATAAGCTGGATGTCCTCGACCGTTTCTGCAACACTAAGTCCATAAAACTTGTGCGGAATTGGTATAGGACAAACCGTGCTAAACGGTATATAGTCAATTGGCTCTAGGTCTAACAACTCTGAGCCAGAGTGACATATTTTATGCAGCACACTTATACCGGTTCCATCCATGTCCAGCTTCATGTACGACTCGCAGACAACAACCATTGCCTCTGAGTCTGAACTAGCCTGATTAGGATAGGTGTCGGTTGCGTCGTAGGAGTGCCTAGCCATGTATTCTTGGCTAGTTGTGATTGAATCTGCTTCAGAGGTGTATCCCGGTAGCTCTTCTACTACATCCGGGTCGTATCCCATTTTAATCAAATCACTCTTAGATTTATGAGATTTATGGCAAATAAACCTAGCATCTTCTAGAGTTTTTGCGCCACGGTTAATCAAAAACTCTTCTGGCGGTACGTTTTCTACGGTAACCTTCCCAGAAAAATCTGTACGGGCAAACACTACATCGTGCGAAATCTCTTCTACCTCTACAGGTTGTCCCGTTTGAGGATCAACAGAACTGCGTGTAATAGATGTTTCTTCGTGTTCTATAACTTCTAAATCTTCGTCCTGCACCAGAATTGAAAACTCTTGATCCGTTAGGTTTTCATAGCTTTCGCTAGATGTTTTTTCTATCTCTTCCCAGTAATGTTTAACAACGCCGACTTTTTGCATAAGCGCGTCGAGAAACATGTTGTACAGGATCATAAAACCATTGTTCTGTTTATAGAACACATGATTTACATACTTGGTAGCTTGCTCTGCTACCTCTTCATCTTCGGGACTTTCTGGAACAAACCGAACTACGTTGTCGCCGCCTGTAAATATACGCATCAGGCTTGGCATCATCCACATCAGTGTGTCTTGCACATCTGTTATGACAACTTGACTACGACCATCTTCCTCGTTACCAAATGGTTCTCCGTAAAAATACTCCATTGCCTTTGCTTGCTGAGAGCTAATCTCAGAATCTAGGTAGTCGGAGCTTCCATTCATTTCACTTTCTACTAGCGAAATAATTTCTTGGTCGTCTAGTTCCCTAGCCATCATACTATCCCTGCGTTCGAGTATTTAATCTCTTTGTCGAATCCATACTTACGGTAAAGAGTTTTGGTCTTCATGCGTTCTCCATAGCGTTCTATAGACAACGAGCCATACCTCATTGCGCTTAGGAGGTCGTCTTTGATTGCGACCACTTTACCGTTTTTTCGATGGTAGAGACGAAGTTCTTCGAGTGTTTCAACACAGGATTTAAAGATACATAGACGACCTGTTTCCATGCGTTGGAGAAGTACGCTAATACCCGCTTCCACAGAATTGTTACCATTTAATGCTCCATCTACCGGTGGGTTTTTAAAATGCTCTGATAGCATATAAACACCCAAATCTCTATACTGTTGCGCTAGCTGTATACCCGACCCTTTATCGTGTTGCAGACCATCGTGTGGGAAAGCAACTGGTATTCCCGGTGTTCTTGCGTTTAGGGCCGAGGCATGAGTTATAGGCGTTTCTTTACTTCTTCGATACTCGTCATAGACGTACATAATATCGTCGTCTGGGTCCAGTGCTATCCAACTTATAGCAGTGGGGTGGTCAAATCCAAAGTCTATTCCAGCAATTCTTAGGTAGTGTTCTGGAAGGTCGAAATCTTCTACAACAACGTCTTCCTCTTTAATCGGATAAACCAAGCCGGAACCAAATACTGGTATTCCCTTGCTTCTCATGTCCCGTTCTGCGGGGCTGTATACGGCTAATAGCTGTTCTTTTGTCTTTTCGTCTAAGTGCTCTACATCGTCCCATGTAGCTGTTGTTAGGCTTTGGCCCGGTTTTAGCTCGTTTAAGAAACTGCTTACTACGTTGGTCATCCCCCGTTCTGGAGTGAACGTCATGTAGACAATGCCGTTTGTGTCGGCTGTTCTGGTTATACACTGACTGAAAATTTCTTGCTTAGGTTCCTCATCCAGCCAGACAACATCTATAGCTTCTCCCATGAACTTTTCAAAACCTTGTTCGTAGGCTTTGAAGCTTATCTGCGAGTTACCCCCCGATTTATGCTTTATCAAAGCACTTGAATGTGCGTTGGGAACTCCGGGTTTGCGCGTAGTTTCTACAATCTTGTTTAGTGGTATCGCCCCCGTCCCCTTTTTGTCGGGGTCTTGAGGGTTGCCAAATAGTTCTTTCTGTATAATGTCCCGTGTAGTGTCGTTGGACTCTCCTGCCGCCCAGACACGCACCGGTTTTTTAAATACATGTCCCTCCCACCATTCTGGATAATCCCCGGTTAGGTGGTAGGCTGTTTCAGCGGCTCCGCAAAATGTCTTACCTACTCGGTTAGCCGCCATTAAAATACGTTGAGCGCACTCTTTGCCCTCTGCATGGAACTTGTCTTGGTAACCGTATGGAGAGTAACCTTTGATCCGGTTCGTCTCTATGCGGTGCTGCTTCTCTCTTAAAAGCTTTAAGACTTGCTCTTTACTTTTCTGCGTCACTGAGCTTTACTACGTTGCTTAACATTGCAATCTGTTCGTCCAACTCATCCTCTGTTAGTTCGCTAACTTCTTTAATAGTCGTTTCCTGTTTCTGCACGGCGTCGTAACCTGCCCTAGACAAAATATCCCTTGCTGCATTGAGCTTGACGTTTTCGCTCTCTGCGCCCCGCATCAGGTTTTCCAAAACAGATAAAGCCAGTGTTGCTGTTTCACTGACTTTTTGTTCTATGCGTTTTTCAATGTGTTTCCACAGGTGACGCTGGAGACGTTTTGACCGGTTAGCGGGGCTAGACTTGGTTGCGGTATAACCGGCCTCGAAGAATGCCTCCGTAGGCTCCATATGGTTGTCTACTAAGTTGACTATAAAGTTATATTCTTTTTCCGTTAGGTGCGCTTCTAGTGGCTTAGGTTGCTCCAGACTTGCATACAAACCAGTGTTAGGGTGGCTTTTTCCTCTGGGCATTTAACGACCCACCTTTTTCATGGCTTTCCTGTGCGCCTCTGTGAATGTGTCTCCGTTATTCATAAATTTACGCATCTCCGCCATGTGTTTAACAGTGTGGTGTTTTTTATGGTTCTCTAGTGCTTTTAATTGTCTAGCGGTTAGTTTTTTAGAAGATTTCATAGCAAGAAAAGTTTCCAAGGTTATTTAGATAGATCATTACCTATCATAAGTTATTATACTATTTTATCAAAGGTGTGTCAAGTGTTTTTTTGGTGATTTCAGAATTGTCCCCAAAAATGAACGCAGAGAACATACATAGTACACAACACCGTGGGGGGGTTTGCCATTTTGCGAATGGTTCTCATTTGCAGACAAGATTGCGAATGATTATTAGTTGCATTCCAATGTTGGCCAATGTTGCGAACGGTTCTCATTTGCAACAACGGTGTTGCAGAATTGCCACATTGTTGCACAAATGTCACTGTGTCTGGTCTGCAACAGTGTTGCAAATGTGCAACACACTGGTGTTGCAAAATTGTCACACTGTTGCGGATCGGTCACTGTTGCAGGATTGTCCCAGTGTTGCAAAATTGTTACAAGTGTGTGCGTGGGTGAGAATGATATCTATTCGCATCTAATACATTGTAATCGTTCTAAAGTGTTTATTTAATAGGCAGTGACTAGATATGCCTAAAAAATAGGCAAATAGCCCTAGAACGGCCTAGAATGCCCGCACACGGCCCTTAGCGTGTTTCTGGATACTACCTACCCGGGACATGCTCTAAGGCTATCCACGCCTCACGACAGAGCGTGAACAAAGCAGGAACAAAGCAGGAACTAGTATCGGTAAAAAACAGAACAGAAAGTAAACATTGAAAAGTCAAGACAACAAAACGTAAACAAAAATAAATAAAGTTATCCACAGATAGCTATTGCATTTACGGTTCGATGCTTTATTATGGTTACTGTTAAAACAACCAATGAAGGAAATATGACATGCTCAAAAGAACACCTCTCCGCGATGGTACTAAAGGCTTTCGCTATCAATGGGGACTAACCCGGAAGCGCTCAGTTAAGAGCCGCTACGGTATGACGTTTGGACCCACCATGATCGGAACGCATTTCGGAAAGCGTAGCGTCTACGTAGAACGCGCCGCACCGGTTAAGTTCTTGCACAATTTCGCCGGATAGCTTACAAGTCTGGGCGCACGGTTACTCCTATGGCCGTGCGTCCTAATTTGTAAACTTAACGAAGGGTACTACAATGGACGATTTACCGACAGAGACATACGACGAACCGCATAACCAAGCCATAGAGGATTTCGAGGAAGCCATAGAGGATTTACGGAACGGGTACATATCCGCCGGGGAGTTGGAAATTCTCGCCGCATATCTCGTAAAATTGAGGGAAGAATAATGTTAGTAAAACACGCGAAAGAGTTTGGCAACGTATCGACCAACAATACCAAAATGGGTACGACAACCTACGCCATAGACGCGTTTGCCTGTAAGGTAGGCAGTAAGCTTGCCAAGAACCCCAACACTCCGTGCCACGGTTGCTACGCTCGGAAGCTACAGAAGCTACGTCCTAGCGTAGACCAAGGCTGGAAACTAAACCTATCCAAATGGCTACAAGCCGACCCTAAGCTATGGGCCAAGGCTATGGCATTCCAGATAAACCGATACAACACCGATGGATACCACCGTTGGTTCGATAGCGGAGACTTACAATCGCTTGAAATGCTAGAGGCTATCGTGCAGGTTTGTAAGCTAACCCCGCATGTAAAGCATTGGCTACCCACGCAAGAACGCGCCATGGTTAAACAATTTAAGGCCAACGGCGGTACCATACCCGATAACTTGGTCATACGGGTATCGGCTAGCCTACTAGATGGAGACATGCCGAGCGGGGCAGACAATGGTTCGCAAGTGTTTACCAAAGGCAATGACCCCAAAGGCTTCGAATGCAAGGCCAGACACAACAACAACGCATGCGGACCATGCAAAGCTTGCTGGACCAAAAGCGTTAAGCTGGTTAGCTACCCCAAGCACTAGTGGCAAATTTGCAACACTGCTGGAAAAAACGACACGGGCTCAAAATTATTTATAGACAACTATCTTGGATGTGGTATAATACACTATAGTGAACACTACAGTGACATACTATATAGTTTACTAATCTCTATAGTAGACACTATAGTGAGCAATGATGGAGAACACGCGATGAAAACAAGCGAACACAGTCAACCAGCACACGGTAGCCCGGAAGATAGGGGCAGTGCCGACAGATACTACGGCAGGCCGTGCAAGCCGCACTATTATCCGAAGGGTACCTATAACGGCTACCCCATAACCGAGGAAGATATGACGTTGGAACAGGTAGAAGATTACTGCACTGCATACGACGAAGAACAAGACAGAAAAGATTGGGGTTAGACATGAGGTGCGCCATATGCGATGCTAGACTTTCACCGGGACAGAGCCTAGACGACGATATCTGTCCTACCTGTTCACACGAAGTCAGGAAAGCTCTGGGCATAGGTGACCCGCTAGACGACTTGATGCTACTAGACACGGAGGATCATCAATGTTAGGCTATTTATTGGGTCTTATATTTAGCAATGCTTGTATTTTTGAAAGTAAGCTTAGAAACAAACGTATTCGCACTGACGGTGAAGAATGATGGAAAGAATTATAGTATTAGACGACAATGGGACTTTTTGTAGTCTTGAGAATGCTAAAATCTGGACGGTTACGGAAAAAGGAGCCGGGTTGCTAAGTGAAGGCTTAGAACCTCGCCATCTTGAAGAACATCACATCCTTGATATTCAAGGGGTTGTGCAAGGAGGATCACCAGCATGACAACTAACCCACGAAACAAAAGAACAGACACGGAGGATCACAAGTGAACATATTCTACCTAGACCGTGACCCTGTTAGGTGCGCTATGATGCACTGCGACAAGCACGTGGTCAAAATGATCTTGGAGTATGCACAGTTGCTCAGCACTGCCCATCACTTGGTCGATGGGGAGCCTAGCATCGACTGCTACAAGGCCACCCATAAGAACCACCCCAGCGCCGTCTGGGTCAGGGAGAACCGCAGCAACTATCAATGGCTGTACCAACTACTGAGCAATCTCTTGGTCGAGTACACTCACCGCTATGGCAAGACGCACAAAACCGAGAGTAGCGGCGTATTCCAGAACCTGTCTAAGATCCCCTATGAGCTACGGGGTGGCAAGTTCACAGAGCCGCCGCAGTGTATGCCAGACGCTTGCAAAGACGACGACCCTGTGGTAGGATATAGGAACTACTACGTAAGAGAGAAAAGCTACATGGCACGTTGGAAGAACACCGAGTCGCCAGTGTGGTACAAGATTGGAACAGCGATAGAGCTTAGAGAGGTAGCGTAGATATTACGGGGGTTCTGGCGAGTGAATGTTGTAGAGCCTAAGAAGGCATGACTATCGTGCTGGAGGTCTGTACAATGCAACAGGGTAGGTACAGCTACCTAACGAGCGGTTCGACTCCGTTCACCCCCCACCTTAACCAACAACGGAGATTAGAACATGTACAGATGGAGTTACGACGAGGAAGAAATAACCCTTGAGGAATATGTAAGACGCTTGGCACCATTGGTCAGAGAGCCGGTGCAGAGCATGTGGGAATTTGAGGGAGACATGTTGATGTCTGACTTTCAGAAATTTAACGAGGCAGGTCATAGACTTAGGAGCTTGATAGAACAGTTTGAAAGCAACAAGCCAGACTTAAAGGTGGTAGCAAATAATGAAGAAGAACCCCATAGCGAAGGAGCTTAGAACGCCCAAGTATAAGCCTAGATTGGTTAAATCTAAGAAGAAATACGACAGGAAAAAGGAGAATAATAAATGCACAGAGACACATACCTAAAACAGGCGGCAGAGCTTATCAACGGGCAGCGTCAGGAAGACTACGGCAGTGCGCTGGAGAACCATCAACGCATAGCCAACCTGTGGTCTATCTATACCGGCAAATCCTTCACACCTGTCGATGCTGCGATGATGATGCTACTGGTCAAGGTTGCCAGAACGATGGAAAGCCCCAAGGATGATAGCTTCGTGGATATCTGTGGATATGCTGCGCTTGCTGGTGAAATGGCAGACTGTGGATAACATTGTCTTGACAGAGTGGGAGATTTATAAGATAATAGTTCCAACATTGATTATGATAGGATTATACACATGTCTGAGAAGGTGAAATTTGCGCCCGATTACGGCGACTCGCTGGCTCTTGAGTATCTAAACTTCCTAGTTTCTAACGAGTACATGCCGGACGAGGCTGCTACTTTCTACCTAGAACTTAGCCGGATCAATCAGAGGCCGATACATTATTTCATCACCGAGGCAATGGTGGAGTATTTCATCTACCTGAGCCAAGAGCCTGACGAGGACAACGATCAGGAGGAGAGTATACACTAATGAGCCAACCAATAGAGAACGAGTCCAAGCCTGTTAAGACGCACCAGCCTTGTCCAGATTGCGGCAGCAGCGATGCTCTATCCATATACGACGATGGACACACCTTCTGCTTTAGCTGCGAACAGTTCGACAACGGTACGGATCAACCCGTAGTTCACATGGAGGACTATAGAGTGCAGGAAAACAAGAAGGATACGGCATGGTCAGATCGCAAGATATCCGACGCCGTTAGAGATTATTACGAGGTCTCTGCTAATGACGTACAGGTCAAGTTCCCGTACTACGACACTGCCGGAGTACGCAGAGCCGTTAAGGTACGAGATATCAACAAGCAGTTCAGAACAGAGGGAGACTTCAAAGAATGTACGCTCTTTGGTATGCACACCCTAAACAAGACCGTTGCTGGAGACGCTAAGTCCAAGACTATCATAGTTACGGAGGGCGAGGCAGACGCACTGGCTGCGTTCCAGATGGCAAATAAAATCCCTGCCGGGGCTACATCCATTACCAAGCGTGGCAATGCCATTGTCCCTGCCGTGAGTATCAAGAGCGGAGCAGCCAGCGCAGAACGGGACTTTAAAGCTAACCTAGAGTTTCTGGAAGGGTTCGACAGGGTATTCATCTGTCTGGACTCTGACGTTGCGGGTAGCAAGCCAGTGGAGCGGTGCGCCAAGCTTCTTCGTCCGGGAAAAGCTTATATCGTTAAGATGGAACACAAAGACCCGTGCGAGTACACTCAGAAGGGACTAGCAGATGCCTTCGTAGCGCATCTTAAGGACGCAACCTGCTTTACCCCGGCTGGCATATGCAACGCCGCTACTAATTTTGATGGACTATGGTCAGAGCAGAACCTGTCTAGCATAGACTTTCCGTGGCCTAAGATACAGGCCAAGACACTTGGCACACGGGCCAGAGAGATCGTTACATGGGCAGCAGGTACCGGCGTTGGTAAGAGCAGCATCTTGCGAGAGCTACAGCATCACTACCTGAAGAACACTGACGCCAACATTGGTATAATTGCCTTGGAGGAGTCG